ACTTTATCATGAAAGGAGGGCTAAAATGTTTAAAAACGAATTGTCTCAAAATCGCTACAGAGAAAAATTACGCCGCTCTTTAATAAGCCAATTGGAAAGTCAGAAAACAAATATTGAGCCATTCTTAGATAATGTTGATCGTTATATCAGTTTATGGGAAACGGCGATATCACTGGAAGAAGATATATCCGAGAACGGCATTAGACTGGAGAATGGTAAAAAGAATGAATCAGTAGCGTTGCTTGTTTCTGTCAACAAACAAATGGGATTGATGTTGGATAAACTTGCCATTACTCCTGAATTGGTAGGTGAAGCAAATGAATCAATTCCTGAGTTATAAGCATATTGAAAATTGGTTCAAAGCTATAGAAGAAGGCACTATCAAGGTATGCAAAGAGCAATTATTGCTAAAAAATTATCTAGAAGAAAGAGTCTTTACTAGAGAAGATATTTACTTCGATAAGCAGATGGTAGAGGATTCAATCAATATACCAGCACAATACTTTCCATTCGAATTAATTCCGTGGGAAAAATTTCTACAATGTTTTATTTATGGTGTTCGATGGAAAAAAGATAAAACACTAGTGTTCAATAGATATCTTTCATTAATGGGACGTGGTAATGGTAAAACTGGTTTTGCTTCTTGGAACAACTTCTTTCTACTAACCGCTAAACACGGTATTAAAAATTATGATATTGATATCTATGCCAATAATGAAAGCCAAGCAAAGACTAGTTTTGATGATGTATTTAAAGTAATTAAAGATCATCCTGATTTAGATAAAAAAGTATTTAAAGCTACGAAGGAAGTTATTCAAAATATCGCTACAAACAGCAAACTTCGTTATAACACGGCAAATGCTAGAACAAAAGATGGGAAGCGACCAGGTGCAAACCGCTTTGATGAAATTCACGAAAATGAAGATTATTCAATGATAAATGTGGCTACTTCTGGTGGTGGTAAAATTCGAGATTATAGAGAATTTTATGATACAACTAATGGTCATGTTCGTGGTGGTCCGCTTGATGACATTATAGAAGAATCAAAAATGATTCTTTCTGGAGAACTTGGAATTGACAAGGATGGAGCAGAATTTTCTAGTTTGTTTCCATTTATTTGTCGCTTGGATAACGATAATGAAGTTGATGATCCCGACATGTGGGAAAAAGCTTGTCCAACTATTAATTACAATGCAGATTTAAAACGGAAAATGTTTCAAGAATACTCTCAAATGCAACGTAATGCTGGTTTAAGACTTACGTTCATGACCAAACGAATGAACAGACCTATGGAAGATACACGATTTGCTGTTGCTTCATATGATGATGTTCTGCATACGAAAGAAAAAGAATTTCCTGAAAAAATGGATGAAGTGATAGGAACAGTCGATTTTGCTGATAGACGAGATTTTGCCAGCGTTGGGTTGCTAGGAAAATACGATAAAGATGTTTATTTTACACAACATACTTTTATCCACGAATCAGCCCTTCGATTACAAAACATCAAACGAGAGGTTATAGATATTTCTATAGATCAAGGAAAATCACAGATCGTTCATGGAAAAAATATAGAAGCTGATTATATTGTAGGTTGGTTTCTTGAAATGAGTAATAAATATTATATTAAAAAAATCGCTATGGATATGTACCGTGCAAAAATATTGAAGCCCGCTTTAGAAGAAGCAGGTTTTACTGTGGAAATTGTTCGAAGCGGATCTGTTACACATGGTATGTTAAAAGATCTGGTTGATGACCTTTTTATTAATCAACGTTTATTTTTTGGTGACGATGCGATTATGCGTTGGTATTGCATGAATGTATATGAAGAGCATATTTCTAATGGAAATATACGCTATGAAAAAATAGAACCTGAAACTAGAAAAACGGATGGCTTTTTTTCATTCCTTCATGGTTTGAATTTTTTAGATGATATTTATGATTCTGCTCCTGTAACAGTCACAAATAGCTCAGTAGAAAATACAGGAACTGGATTTACTCCTCTAGTATTCTAACTTGAAAGGAGGTGAGAAAGTGGGGATTTTTCAAAAGGCGGTAGGATACTTCACAAAAAAAGCAACGGTTCCTTTAGAAGAATACTTTTGTAAATTGCAAGTTGATTTTGTGTATCGAAAATTTGCGATTGAAACTTGTATTGATTTGATTGCAAATGCGATGAGTAAAGCGGAATTCAAGTCATATGAAGATGGAAAAAATAAAAAGAATGATCTTTACTATAGGCTGAATGTAGCTCCTAATAAGAAAAATAATGCAACAGAATTTAGAAAAAAACTGATCAGGAGATTAATATTCTACAATGAAGTATTGATCGTTTCTCCGTCTAATAATTCTAGCGAAATATTTATTGCGGATAGTTGGGATGTCACAGAATATGCATTGAAAGATGATGTGTTTTCTCAAGTGCAAATTAACAACATAGTCCTTGATAGAGAATTTCTAGAAAGTGATGTTATCTATATAAAATACGCAGATCAACAAATTAGGCAACTAGTCGATGCGTATTATCAAGCGTATGGGAAACTCATTTCTAGTGCCATGAATGTTTACAAGCGCTCTAACGCTCGTAGATACGTACTGAAAGGGAATTTATTCCGACCGCAAGACAATACAACACAAGATCAAATCAATAAAATGATGACATCACAATTTAAGGCTTTTATGGAAGCTGATAATGCAGGTGCGGTATTTCAATTACAAAATGAGTACACATTAGAAGATTTCAGCGGAAACTTCCAAAGCAATTCAAGAGATATAAAAAACTTAATAGACGACATCTTTGAGATGACAGCAGCAGCGTTTCACGTTCCGAAAAACCTACTAAAGGGAGACATGAGTGGGTTATCGGATCAAGTGGACGCTTTTTTAATGTTCGAAATCATACCGATTGCTGAACTTATTCAGGATGCGTTTAACGCTAGTCTCTATGAAGTAGAAGAATACTTGTCAGGGAATTTTGTACGTGTGGATACAACTATGATCAAGATTACTAGCTTCAAAGATTTGGTTGACGCTATTGATGTAGGCATTAGAAATGGAGTATTTACAATCAACGAAGGAAGAGAGCGCGTTGGAAATGATCGCTCTGATAAGGCGATGGCAGATGAAATATTTATAACTAAAAACAATCAACAAGTATCGAAAGGAGGTGAGGCGAATGACGACAATGAAAACATTTCTAGCAGTAAAGAATGAAGGCGCAGTACCGCAAATTTTTATTCAGGGATTTATTGGTTCTAGTTGGTTCTTTGAAGGGAATACTGACAAGGGAATCAAAAATATTTTGGATAGTCTAGGTGATCAAGAAGAAATTGAAGTAGTAATTAATTCAAACGGTGGAGACGTATTTCAAGGGATTGCTATTGGGAACTTACTTAAGTCAAATAAAGCAAAAGTTAACGTTGTGATTAACGGCTTAGCCGCTAGTGCTGCTTCAATTATCGCAATGGCTGGCGATACTATAAAAATCTACAACAATGCACAATTGATGATTCACCGCGCTTCCACATACGGAGAAGGAAATGTCGATGACTTCCGTACGATTGCTGACCAACTGGAATCAATTGATAAATCGGTAAAGGCTTCATATAAAACACGATTCAATGGCACAGATGAAGCATTGCAAGAACTTCTTGAAAAAGAATCGTTTATGGATGCAGAAACAGCTTTGAGTTATGGATTGGTCGATGAAATTATCGATGCAGAAAATAGCTCAGGTACTGAAGCTAAAAAAGAACAAAGCGTTGAAGAAATTTTGAATGACGTTAAAGAAAAAAGAGCAGAAAAAATTGCTGCATTTACAGCAGCATTAAATAAAACATTTGGACAAGGAGATGTAAAATAATGACAGTTAAAAATTTAAAAGGTGTAACAGCTGCAAGCGACCAATTGATGAAAGCTTTTAAAGATGGTAACGAAGAATCTTTTAGCGCAGCTATGGTAAGCTTATCTAAGGAAATTCAGGATAAAATTTTAGAAGAAGCAACAGCAAAAAATCAAGATCAATTAGTATTAATGAACCGTGGTCAGCGTGTATTAACTACACAAGAAACAAAATTCTATAACGAAGTAGTGAAAAACGAAGGTTTTGCAGGGGTCGAAGAATTAGTGCCAGCTACTGTATTTGAACGTGTATTTGAAGATTTAGAACAATCTCATCCACTATTGCAAAAAATTACTTTTGTTAACACAACTGGTGTAACAGAATGGATTGTGTCACGTGGAGTCAATCCAGCATGGTGGGGTAAACTTTGCGAAGCTGTTAAAAAAGTTTTAGATAATGGCTTTGATGTAATTAACATGAAGCAGTTCAAGCTATCAGGTTATATTCCTGTATGTAAGGCAATGCTTGATTTAGGTCCAGTATGGTTAGATCGTTATGTCCGTACTGTTTTAGTAGAATCATTGAGAATTGCATTAGAACAAGCAATTGTTGATGGTACTGGTAAAGATATGCCAGTCGGAATGATGCGTGACATGAGCAAACAAACTAGCGGAGAATATGCTGAAAAAAAAGCAGAACCTATTACAGCTTTAGATGCTGTAACTATGGGCGGTTTGATGGCGCGACTATCAAAATTCAATATCGAAGGTGTGAATGATCCGATTTATCGTAATGTGAATCCTTCTGATGTGGTCCTAATTGTGAATCCAACTGATTACTGGTCTAAAGTATTCCCAGCTAAGACTGTACTAACTGCTAATGGAGAATACGTACAAGTATTGCCAGTACCAGTTTCAGATTTGCAGTCAACGGCTGTGCCAGAAGGAAAAGCAGTTATTGGGGTAGCCTCAGATTACTTCATGGGTGTAGGATCTACACTAAAAATTGAAGCTTCAGATGAATACCATTTTGTTGAAGACGAACGCATTTATCTAGCTAAACAATATGCAAACGGTCAACCTAAACGTAACGATAGTTTCATTGTATTAGATATTAGCGCTTTGGGAACTACTACTACAACTACAAAACCAACAACCACAACAACTACAACACAAGCGTAGGTGATCAGAATGAAGTATATTCTTTGTCAGCCGGCAATCAATCGGTTTAAATGGGAGCTTGAAGTTTGTTTAACTAATCTGAAGAAACTAGGAATCAAAGATATCGTATTGCTTTTCAGCAGACACGATGATCAGATTCCTATTTTTTTTGAGAAGGAATATGGTGTTGAAGTTCATGTGTACGATGATCTGCGGGACGACAAAGAGTATATTCCTTCGATTAAACCATATTTATGGTGGAAATATTTAGAAGAAGATCATTCGCGTGAGGACGACCGATATTTCTATATCGATTCGGATGTCATTTTCAATAAAAGAATTAATTTGCGCAAATTGCCTTCTAAAGATGATGTTTGGTATTGTAGCGACTGCTGTAGTTATCTAAGTCTTGATTATATTAGAAGCTGTGAAAACGGAGAAAATATTCTAAAAGATATGGCAAACATTGTAAATGTTACAGTAGAATCTTTGGAAACTATAAACACTAATTCAGGAGGCGCACAGTGGGTTATTAACCGCCCTAAAGCGAATTATTGGAAAAAGGTTTATCTGGATTCTAATCGGCTATATCGCTACCTTAGAGGGCAAAAAACAAATATACAAATCTGGACAGCCGAGATGTGGGCACAGCTTTGGAACATGATGTATTTCAATATTGGTCCTAAAGTTCACGAGGAATTAGACTTTTGTTTTGCTACTGATCCAATAGAAAAAGTTAAAGAAGTAAAAATCTTACACAATGCTGGAGTAACAACAAACGATGAAGATTTATTTTTCAAAGGGAGATACGTGACTTCTACGCCTTTTGATGAAGATTTATCATTTGTAAACAAGAAAAAATGCTCTTACGCATATGTTAAAGCAATTAAGGCGGTGGTTAGATGACGCCTGAACAAGTGACTGAAGAATTGCTAATAGCTGTGAAGGATAATATTTACGTTACCTGGAACGAAGAAGATGAGTCAATTAAAAAGATGATAGCTAAAAATGCTGTTTATCTTCAAAGTAAAGTGAGTACAACACTTTCTTTTTCTCCTGAAAGCTTAGAATACGGATTGCTAATCGAAAGATGTAGATACGACTGGAATCGTGCTTTAGATGAGTTTGAACAAAATTTCGCTAGTGAGTTATTAGGTTTCATTCAACATTATGCGCTACAAGAATATATTGCAGGTGATGTGAATGGCGAATAATCGTAGACTCGAAGAAACATTCAACGATGGTTGGTTAAAGATTTTGACGCAAACTACCAAAAGAAATGAACTAGGAAAAAAGATTGGTGTAGAAGATACAGAAATCACTTCTTTAAAATTTAGAAATCTTTCCATGAGAGATAGTGATATAACAGCTATGGATGCGATGGGATCGAAATTAACTAAGAAAGTAAAGACTCCATTTCATCCAATCGCCAAGAAATTTAATAAAGATCAATATTTTATCGTAATCGATAGTATGCGTTACAACGTTATCTATGCCGATTACGATAATTTTTATATCTATTTTTATCTTGAAAGTGTGGGTGAATATGGTGATTGATAATTCTAAAGAAAAAGAACGTTTAAATAAGCAAATTTCTGCTATCAAAACTTCCTTAGAAGAGCATTTTGGCCTCAAACTCTTTCAAGACTCCGTAGGCGAGGATGAGCTACCTGATGATTTTAATTACTTCATTCTCGAAACAGGAGAAATAGAAATGATCACTGAGCCAAAATATAGCGTGGGTCAAAATCTATATCTAACTTTCTATTCAGAAAATAGAGAAGATTTAACAGGAGATTCACTAGATATTATTTCATTGATTCAAAATCGTTCGATTCGTTTTCAGAGAATGGATCCCAATCATTTAAAACTAGAGAACCAAGATCGCTATATCGATCAATTGGTATTTACGTTTAGACGATTATTGAAGAGTGATTGTCATGGCTAAAAATAGTTGGGAGCTAAAAATAAATGGACATGATGAACTTCTTGTGCGGATGGAACGCTATTCAAGCGAGAGCGAACGACTGATTAACGAAGCATTGAAATCAAAAGGTTCGGCTATTGCAGTGGATAGGATTACAGAAAAAATTCCTGTTTCTGAAGCAGATTTAAGAAGAGGGCACCAACACGCAAAAAATAGTCGTCCACTTAAGACTCAATACATTAATTTGGGTTTCATCATTAGACCTACAAGAAAATTTGAGTATTTAAAATATCCTGATTTGGGGATAGGTACTTCTAAAAGAAATCAGCCGGACGAATTTATGAGAAGAGGATTAGGTCTTGCACTTGATCCAATTACAGAACTTCTGATTCGTCAATTCGATAAATTAAATAAATAGGAGGAACAACAATGGCTAAAACAACAACAGTAACAACTTTTGACAATATAAGTATTAAAAGAATTTCTTTTAATTTTAAGAATGCAACAAATGCAATTTCAACTGATTGTAATGGACAATTAGATGGCGAAACAGAAATGCAGAGAATTGTAAAAAAATGCGGTTCAACAGAAGTAAAATCGAAATCTAAACCAATCAATATGACGGTAACAATTACTGCACATGTACCGATGGAAGTTTATCGACGCTTCAATGGGTTGAAACAAGATGAACGTATTAAATCGGGAATTTACTCTTATGGTCCTGATTCCGTAGGGGAAGATTTCTCTCTTGCTGCAGAGATCGTGGATGATTTCGAAGAAAAAAATAAGCTGATTGGTATGTTAGCATGCACTTCGAATACAGGATTAACATTCTCTATTGAAAATGGTGCGGATGAAGTAGCTGCGTTAGAACTAGAAACAAAAGTTATGCAAGATGAATTTGGTAAATTTTATCATGAAGCAATTGTTGCAGAACTTGAAGAAGACTTAACAGATCAATGGATGACGAATCTATCTGCTGATGTGATTAAAAAAACTTCAGTTGTGACAACTACGGCCACTCAATCACAGTAAAAAAAACGGAGGTAGCGAAATGAACGAAGATTACTCAAAAATTGAACTAAACGATGGAACAATTTTGAATTTAGAACCTAAACTGAATATCAAGAAATTATTGATGATCAATAGAGATTTTAACACAGACGAGTTTGCAAAAATGACTGTGGGAAAAGGATCCATGGATATTTCTGTTATTCAAGGTGCAAAGGCTGTGTATATTGCTTACCGCCAAGCGAACATGACTGATTATATTTCATTCGATGAATTTATCGATAAATGGGATTTTGATATGGCTACTGCCAGCTATATTTATCAATTGATGATGTTCAAACAAGCACGCGATGCTTATCAAAAAGAATTTGAAAAAGCAAATAAGGAAAAAAAGCTTCAAAAGTAAAAATGCCAAAGCTCTTAGTTGAAACGTGGGTCGATGTCTATTCGATGTTGACCGACGTTTTTTCTATGCCTTCAGATTTGGTTTTAAGCGATATCTGTTTAGATGACATTTTGCAAATGGCTTACAACAAGAGTGCTTATGAAGGATGGAAAAACTATGCAATAAACCAATCCCAGAAAAACTAAAGAAAGGAGGTAAAAAATGGCTAAAAAGAGAACAGAAGCAGAAGTAACATTCATAGCTAACGATGACGGATTGAAATCTACGTTAAAAGAAATCAGTGCTGAATTAACTAAAAATAGAGCAGAATTAAAACTAGAACAAGCTCAATTACAACAGACTGGTTCTGAATCAGACAAGTTAGGAAGTAAATTATCTTCTTTAGAAAAGCAGTATGAATTACAAAGTCAAAAAGTTGAAGTAACTAGCCAACGTTTAGCCAATGCCAAAAAATATTATGGAGAAAATTCCACCGAAGTTCAGAAACTTGAGAGAGAACTGATTAACCAACAAACAGCGCAACAACGTTTGTCAAACGAAATTGATAAAACGAGTAATGCACTAGCTCAAGCAAAAGGCGAAATACAGACGTACGAGTCTACAATGCAACAGTTGGATAGTGAACAAAAAAATGTTCAAGCTAGTGCTTCTCTGATTGAATCCGAATACAAAAAATGGCAAGCAACTGCTGGTCAATCAGCTTCTGAATCCGAGAAATTAGCGAAAGCCCAAGAATATGTTTCTCAACAATCTGAAAATGCAGAGAAAACGATAGATATCCTGAGACGACAGTTAGAAGCTACACAGTCTGAGTTTGGCGCTACATCCACAGAAGCAATGCAGATGGAGGCGAAGCTTAATGATGCTGAACGTGAATTTGAAGAGTTAGGACAAGCTGCTAAAAATGTAGATACAACTAACTTGGACGATATCGGAAGCAAAATAGATATGAATAATCTAATGGAAGCTTCTGACGTTTTAAGCGACATTGGCGATAAGCTTACAGAATTAGGGAAACAAGCAGTGGACTCTGCTAATAGTGTAGGTAGTTCCCAGAGTAAAATACAAGCTAATTTTGGTTTGACTAAACAAGAGGCTGAAGAATTAACGAATGTAGCCAGAGACATTTATTATAAAGGTTTTGGAGAATCGTTAGATCAGTCCACAGATGCATTGATTTTGGTAAAGCGTAATTTAGGCGATTTAAATAATCAAGATTTACAAAATATCACGGAACAAGCTATGGTCCTAGAAAACACCATGGGCGCTGATATGGATGAAACGTTACGTGGTGTAAATGGCTTAATGGTCAATTTCGGCTTGAGCGCTCAAGATGCAATGGATTTAATGGTTTCGGGTACTCAAAACGGTTTAGATAAAACGCACGAATTAGGCGACAATATGGCAGAATATAGCCAATTATGGAGTCAAATGGGATATTCAGCTGATGAAACGTTCGGAATGCTTCAAAATGGTTTAGATGCGGGTGCTTATAACCTTGATAAAGTCAATGACTTAGTTAAGGAAATGGGAATATCGTTAACAGATGGTCGATTTGAGCAAAACATGGATATGTTTAGTGAAAGTACTAGAAAAGCTTTTGAAGAGTGGAAAAATGGCGGAGGAACACAAAAAGACGTTATTAATTCCATGATTCAAGATTTTAGCAATATGGATGGTCAATACGACCAATTAAATAAAGCTTCTACAATTTGGTCTGCACTTGGCGAAGATAACGCGATGAAAGTTGTCCAATCTTTGACTGATGTTAACCATACATTTGATGATGTTAGTGGATCTGCACAAAAAATGAATGAAGATTCTACTACTCCGTTACAAGAATTAAACGGAAAAATAGCTGAATTAAAGGATTCATTAGCTCCTATAGGCAACACAATCATAGATGCACTCGAACCAGTAATTGATTTTCTAGGAAAGATGGCTGATGCGTTTAATAATCTTCCACAACCAGTACAGGATTATGCCGTAGCGATTGGCGGATTGACTGCTGCATTTACTTTATTAATGCCAATAATAGTTGGCTTCATGGCTCTAGGTGGTCCTACTACATTAATAATAGGAGCAGTTATTACTGTTATTGCTGGAGTTATAGCAATTATAAAAAACTGGGGCGCAATTACTGACTGGTTTAAGGGAATATGGAGTAAATTCACTGATTGGTTGGGTGGTACTTGGGAAAGTATAAAAGAAGGTGCCTCATCAGTTTGGGATGGAGTTAAAGAAACCTGGTCTGGATTTGTAGATTGGGTTCAAGATATTTGGCAAGGAGTTTCTGATTGGTTTGGAGAGCTATGGAGCGGATTAGTTGAAGGAGCTTCCAACATCTGGCAAGGAGTCCAAGAGACTTGGCAAGCATTCGTTGATTGGGTTTCAAATATTTGGAACGGAGTCAAAGAAGTATGGTCGATTATTTGGGCAGACATTGTAGGAATTGTTCAAATACCATGGACCTTAATAACGTCATTGATTCAAGCCGGTATTAATATTATCGTGGGTATTTTTGATGTAGCTGGACAGTTATTAGGCGCAGCTTGGCAAGCTGTTTGGACACCTATTTCTGATTTCCTTAAAAACACTTGGGATACTATGACACAATGGGTAAGCATCGCTTGGAATGGAATTGTAACTACATTCCATACTATATTTGATCCAGTAGTGGCATGGTGGAATGGTATATGGACAGCTATTAGTACTACGGCTTCAAATATTTGGAATTCAATTAGTGCAACAGCTTCTAGTATTTGGAACAGTATCAAGAATACAATCACTAGCTTGGTACAAGCAGCTGCTACAGTAATTCAAAATATTTGGTCAACTGTATCTAGTTGGTTAGGTGGAATTTGGAATTCAATCAGCTCTACAGCATCAAATATCTGGAATAGCGTGACTAGTAGTATAAGCAATGCTATAAACGCAGCTAAAAGTGCCATTCAAAGTGTTTGGAATAGTATATCTTCGTGGATCAGCGGAATTTGGAACGGTATCAAAAACACTGCTTTGAATCTTTGGAATGGAATTACAAGCACTATTAGCTCTAAAGTAAACGATGGAAAAAATGCAATTTCAAGCGGTTGGTCCAATCTAACAGGTATTGTTTCCGACATATTCAATAATGTTAAAAGTACAATTGCTAACATTTGGGAAGGTATCAAAAAGACTGTTAGCGCTCCAATTGATTGGATCAGAGATAAAATCAGTAGTATCTTTGATAATTTGAATATTTCTATACCACATATTCCGTTACCACATTTTAAATTGAGCGGAGAATTCAATCCATTGAAGGGGAAAATCCCAACGTTGGGTGTTGATTGGTATGCGAAAGGTAGTGTGTTTAATTCTCCGAATATTATCGGTGTCGGCGAAGCAGGACCTGAAGCAGTTTTACCTTTGAAAAGATCTGTGCTGCAAGAAATTGGTGATCGTATCTTGAGTAGCACATCAGTTTCATCTAGGGCACAAACGATTCAACCTGTGAATAACTACGAATTCAATTTCACAATTGATGGTAACGCAGATGAGGTTACTATGAAGCAAACAACTCAACAAATCATTGATAGCATTACAAAAGTTCAAAATGATAATGCTTCGGCATGGCGTTAAACAGGAGAGTATTTCTCCTGTTTTTTTAGTATTAAAAAGGATGTGAAAAAATGACTGATTGTATACATTCTATAATCGATGGATTTCCTGATTATTTGCATAAATTGGCTTTAGCTGAAAGACCAACCATACCTTCTCCAAAAAGACAGAGAGTTGAAACTTCTGTTTTAGGAAGGTTAGGTGGCTTAGTACAAGATTACTCGTTTGAAGACATGTCGTTTACATTGCACTATAACTATTTAGAGGATGTGGAAGACCATCAAGCGTTCAAGCAATCGTTTTATATCATGCGTCATTGGTTAAATTATGCAAAGAAATTAGAATTCTCTGATGATCCCAACGTCTATTATGTTATCCAGACTATCGATATTGGGGATGCAGAAAACGATATTGTTGAATGGGGAGAGTTCGATGTAAATATTACTGCGAAACCATTCGCAAGAGTTCAAGAAGATGTACCTATAACCGTAGATAAACCACAGTCATTTAACTTGCTGAATAATAGTTTAGAAGAAAGTTTTCCAAAGATTATCATCACTCCTTCAGCTACTTCATGCCAGTTCATCTTAAATGATTATGTGTTTAGTTTTGAAGGCTTAGTAGTAGGAACTGACGTAGTCATTGATAGTGATTTGATGCTTTGCTACGAAGAGCAATCGGACGGAGATATTTTAGATCGGTCCAACAAAATGAAGACCATGCAATATCCGACATTGCAAGTGGATATTAATTATTTTAATTGTACTGGTTTGAGCAAAATACAAATTTATCGTAATGGGTTAAGGTAGGTGAAATAGATGATCGATAATTTAATAACTATTTACGATAAAAACGACGCGAATAATTTAGCTGAACATTTATATGATACGCAAGGTTTAGGCGCTTTGTCAGACTGGTTAACAGCTACTGTTAGCAATAAATTAAACGGAGCCGAGATATTTCAGGGTACTTATCCAATAAGCGGAACTAATGCAGATTTGATTGTAGAAGGACGTATTATTCAGTGTTATGTAGATGAAAATCGAGCAAAACAGCGTCTACGGATTTATTATGCAAAGACTTCTGTAATAGGCAATACGATAGAAGTAAAAGCTGAACCTATTTTCAATGATATAAGAAAATCGGTGTTGAATAAATATGACAGTGGAACAGAAAAGATCACTGCTAGTCAGGCATGGCAAAACGCAAAAACTTTAGCGAAACCAGTTATTCCTTCACAGTTTTCTTTCTCGTCATTAGTAGATACGCTTGCTAATGTGAAGATAGAAAAGGCGAATTTTTTAGAATTCTTTGGTGGAAAAGAGGGATCTATTCTAGATCGATTTCATGGGGAATTTCTAAAAGATAATAACACATTACGTCATGAAAAAAGGCTAGGCACGGATCATAAAATCAAAGCGATTTATACTAAAAACTTAACTGGTCTTGACTTAGAGATTGATGCTCAAAGTGTTTTAGTTGGAGTTTATCCATTCATTAGCAGCTCTTCAGAAGGAGAAGACGAGATCACTCTACCAGAAGAAGTTATTTTCACGGATTACGTGGATGATTATCCTGCTGGATATGTTTCTTTTGTTGATTTTAAAGACAAAGCGACTGATGTAGCCACATTAAGGGAAGCTGCTAAAGACTGGTTGAAAACAAACATAGATAAACAAAAACCACAAGTGAGTGGTTCGATTGAATTAGTACCATTGAGGCATCAAAGAGGCTATGAAAAATTTGTTGATCTAGAAAAAGTTTCGATGGGTGACGGAGTAGATGTGTATCATCCACAGTTAAAAGTGAATATGTCAGCGAGAATTGTGGAATATACGTTTAATGTTCTAACCAATTCATACGATAAATTAGTTGTAGGAAACGTCAAAACAAACTTCTTAGAAAACACAGAGAATAATGTCAGCAATTTGATTAATGATGCCATTGATCAATTGAAAAACGGTGGCGAAATCAGTGATTTACTCAATGATATTGTAGATCATCAAACTGATATGATTACTGGTCAAAATGGTGGTTATGTTTTATTAGATCCTAAAGAAGCGCCTAGTCGTATTTTGATTATGGACACACCAGATAAGAATACCGCAAGGAATGTTTTACAAATCAACAATGCTGGTATTGGTTTTTCTAAAACTGGCATTAATGGAACATATGAAACGGCATGGACGTTAGATGGCGGATTCAATGCCTCGTTTATTACGGCTGGTGAAATAGTAGGAATTACTATTAGAGGTACTACATTAATTAGTGATGGTGCTGATTATAGAACAAGTATTGCTAATGGCAAAATGACTTGGTACTCAAAAAAAGTTAACAAAGATATTATGGAGCTAGAAGCACGTGATTATGTAAGTGCTGATGCCGGTATTGTATCATACACCATGAAAACTGGTGGTGGTTTCATGATTAGAAATCCACAGGGTAACTTGGTTTTTAGTACGTGGGATAATGGTAATAACAGACCGTTTCTATCTTTTGGTGCGCCCAATTTCAGGTATAGCAATGCTAGTTATGTAACTTCTGGCGACGGTAGTTCTTTAAGCATTAATGGTAGTGCGGGTAACTCATGGGAATTTAAGGTAGCTGGTAGGACTATGAAATTTACTAGTGATGGTATGCTAACGTTACCAGGTTGTTTTTTTGGTTCATGGGAAGATGGGAAACTTGCTAGGTTTGAACAATCAACGGTACAAGTATATAAAGATTTTACTGTTAGAGGTACTAAAAACTCAACTGTACCAACAGAACATTATGGACAACGACTATTGAACGCTTATGAAACTCCAGAATATTATTTCGCTGATTATGGGGAAGCCGTTACAGGTGACGATGGTAAAGTTCGTGTTGATATTGACCCCATGTTTGCTGAAACAGTAAATCTAAGTCGGTATATGACACATGTGACACCTACAGAACTAGTTTTGTGTGCTGTTACTCATGAAGATATTGACCATTTCATCATTGAAACTAGTAAGCCAAACGTATTAGTTAGATGGAATTTAGTGGCACACCGTCTAGGGTATGAAGATATTAGATTAAAAGAGGATACAGCATATGATAGCACAGTGCTTGACCAAAAACGTTTTTAAAACGAAGACAAGGAGGTATATAAATGGCTAGCAGTTTATATAATTTGGCTTTAGATTTCAGCAAAGAATTAAACTACACCAAAGCTATTATGGCTCGTCAAGGTGATAAAGGGATTACGGTGACGGTTAAACCGTTTCTAAATGGCTTGCAGATGGATACGAGTGGCGGAACATTTACTTTAAAAGGAACAACACCATCTAACCGTTACGTAGATAATGTTGCAACTAGTGTAACTAGTGAAGAAGTCACGTTTTCTCTTGATGGCACATTTATGAGTGAAGCAGGATATTATAAACACTGCTACGTAGAATATAGAAAAGACAATCAAATTTTAACAACGCAAGATATCATTTTTTTCTCACTAGGAGTGTCTGACATTTCGCAAGGCCAAGCCGATGAATATGTTTCGCAATTAGAAGAGTTGATTCGAAAGTACAACGAAACTTTTGATGCTTTTATGGCTGAAATCAAAGGTAGAGTGGATAGCTTAAATCAACAGATTACTGATTTAACTGGTCAAGCTAAAACGCTACAAGACAAGTTAGATGCTCTGAAAGAAGAAATTTCTAAGTTAGGTAACTTACAAGTGATGTACAGTAACAGCATCGACTTCGGGGGATATGATTATAGCGGTAAGCCGAATTTAATGTCCAAACTAAAATCGAGCGATTTTAACGTTGGTTACCACGGGTCACTAACTTTGGATAACGAAAAGTTACATTTTACTTCTGATGGTACAGGAAGCATTATTATGTTTACGCGTATTAATACACCTCAGCTTACTAGTGGGAAAACCTATACTCTGAGTGCGAAAGTTCGATTTGATGAAGGAACTACAGGAGCTATTGATAAATTACGTTTGGTGTATCGTACATCACCAGGAGAAAAGATATTATTGGAAGCAAATAGTACAAATATTACAACAGATGATGTAGGGAAAGAAATAACAATCAAAGGTACAGCTAACGTTAATTATCAAATCACAAATTTAGATCGATTTTATATGAGTATTAGCTTTGTTGACAGGGATAAAATAAATGGCGGATTTAAGTTGTACGACATCAAAATCGAAGAAGGCTCAACAGCCACACCGTACCAGCCTAATCTACTTGATGCACCGTATTATTTGAGTAAGGTGGCTTTGGGTGAGAATCTAATTAAACCAGAATCACAACAACCAGTTACTAATAGTAACTATCTTATTAACACCTATAACATTAAACCAATGGTAAAAGGTAAGAAGTATACCATCACACTTGAAGGAACTAAGCCAGCAACACAGGTTTTTAGACCATTTTTCACACGAGCAACAGGAGATGCATGGGAGGTTGGTGACTTACAACCAGTAGAAGGCTTAACTAATGTGTGGTCTAAAACATTTACAGCAGCAGATGACTCACACCCTACTACCCCACAAGTGCAGATTTATCAAGTACCAAGCACAAGTGTAGGACAATGTACAATTAAGTGGTTAAAACTAGAGGAAGGCAATACTCGAACCCCGAATATTAGTGAGTATAAATATCGTGGTACTGGTATGCGTGATTCAAACAATCCAAAAGATTATGTTTGGGATCTAGCACCAGAATATGTCGAAGATAATTTGGCCACAGATATTAAAATTTCTGAAATTACTGGTAAAGCAAACAATTATACCGATGGGAAAGTATCGGAGATTAATTCGCAGTTGACTGCTTCAATTAATGAAGTAGACACCACAGCTAAGGATGCTCAAACAAAAGCGAATGCTAATGCGACTGCTATAGATGAATTAGACAATAAGATCGATGAACGCATTAATGATACAGCTACTACCACATTAACAGTTACAAACGGGAATACCGGATCAGCAAAGCTTTATCGTGAAGGAAAAACAGTTTCTATATATTTTGTGGCTTTAAACGGAAAAAGTAGTGGCGGGAATGATTCGGTTATTTTAACTGTTCCAGAAGGCTATCGGACACCAATTAGTTTTGAACAACTGGTTGGGTCAATAGACCGTTCTACTTTGAACAGTGCTCAACTATCTATTGGCGCAGACGGAGCCATTAAATGGAGAAGAAATTCAAGTTATGGATCAGCTTATTCATTTGTTATCACTTATTCAATTTAAGGGAGGAAATCTAATGAAAGTAGTTTACAAATCAATCAAGCCTTACGGATTCGAGCAAATCATTTTGAACAATCAAGAAAATATCCCTGAAAACTGTACAGAGATTAAACCACCAGTTCCTAACTGGAGACCAAGATTTGATTTTGATAAAAAACAGTGGGTTGAGTTAGCTACTGAAGAAGAGAAAAAAGGGAATGCTGTTGATAGCGTAGATGAATTGGCTAATATTAAGGCATTATACGAAACGCTGAAGGCAGAAAATGATGAATTGAAACAGCTAAATTCTAAAGCAATGCTAAACAATGTAGCAATCAAGCAAGAAAATGTCTTATTGAAAGAAAAGTCAGAAAGTTTAGCGCAGTTGAATTCAAAAACGATGCTTGCTTCTGTACAAAATACCAAGGAAATCGAAGAAATCAAAAAACAATTACAAGGTGGGAAGTAACATGTATTCATATGAAGATATCAAACTAATGTATGACTGGGGCTGTTTCACTAACGAACAAGTAATGGTTTTCGTTCCACTATGCATTACAGACGAAGAAGCAGATAAAATCATTAGCAAAGAAGAGAGCGCATCTTAATTGATGTGCTTTTTATTTTGATTCAAGGAGTTGTCACATGATTAATTTAGGGGAATGGGGAGCGATAGCAGGATCAATAACCGCTATCGTTTCTTTGATTTTATTAGTAATAAAACCAATTACTGCATCTTTCTCGAAGATTACTGAGACTCTTTCAAAAGTAAGTCACAATTTAGATTTGCTGACTAAAGATTTAGAATCGAGCAAATCAGATCGATTGATGATTCATGAAGAACTAAAGAAACACGATGAAAGATTAGATACACATGCAGAAAAATTGGTAGAACACACGCAACAAATTAAAACTTTATTTAGGGAGAGAAGAAAATGAATAATAAAACGTTCGAAGTACTAAAATGGTTCGCACTGGTAATTATTCCCGCACTAGCTACTTTCGTGGGGTTAGTTGGTAAAGCGCTCAATTGGCAGTACACAGATATCTGTGTTGTCATCATTACTGGTTTTGGCGCGTTTTTAGGGAGTGTGTTGGGTGTATCAAATCGAACCTACAAAATGTTCTCGGCTGAAAGCGAAGAAGGAGGAAACAAATGAAAAAGAAAATTACTATTACTGCGATGAGCCTGTTAACGGCTCTTTTTTTATTACCCATTAATACGTTTGCTTATACTATTAATGACGAGTATAATTTAGCGCCGAATCAAGGAGACTCCAGATTAGCAATTCCTAACAAAATTATTTTGCACGAAACTGGAATAGATGCACCAGCAAGAAACGTAGCCGCCAACATGAAAAATAATTATAACGGAAGCAATTCTTATACTACAGATGTTATTGGTGACGGTGGGATTGTTTACCGTGTGGGTGAGCAAGGATATGTTTCGTGGGGAGCTGGTAACGCTAATCCTTATGCGCCTGTACAGATTGAATTACAGCGCACATATGATAAAGCATTGTTTGAAAAAAACTATCGAGCTTATATTGAATATACAAGAGATAGTGCAAAAAAATATGGAATTCCATTGACTCTTGATCAAGGAACTTCTTTATTTACAAAAGGAATCATTTCTCATTTGTGGGTGACAAATTATGTTTGGGGGAACCACACAGATCCATATGGTTACTTATCGCAAATGGGAGTTAGCAAAGAAAAGCTTGCTTATGATTTAGCTCATGGATTTACCGATGAAAATCCAACTACTTCAGATGATAAACCAGTCATTGATCCAACTAGAGCAGGTGCAGCAAATCCTACGCTGACAGATGGAACAAATCACGCCCACATTGATCAGTTTGGAGAAATCGAAAACGCAAACTTGCATGTGGCTGGATGGCACATTGCTAATTATAAATACGAGTATATTTTCATTATGGATTACAATACTGGAAAAGAATTAGCTCGAGTAAGAGCTGATGGAATTTATAGACCAGATGTAAATCAAGCTTATAATACTTCTGGAAACGTTGGTTATCATGTATCTTTCAATATGCGTAATTTTCCTAATAAGAAAGTCTATGTAATGATGCGTGCAACGAATGATCCAGAAGGGAACACTAAAGGCGGAGCACAAGATTTTCATGATAAACGCTGGTATTTAAATATTCCGCAACGATAAAAAAAGCCCCTCGATGTGATGTGCACCCCAAAAGTTAGACTAGAAATCTAATTAAAAGGGGTGCTTTTTTTGCGGAAATATACATTTGTTTTTAAGAAAAAAGTAGTTTCAGACTATTTAAATAACGAAGGCGGCTACAAATATCTTGCACATAAATATCAAATAAATCGTACACTGGTTAGACATTGGGTAAGGATTTATAACTATCATGGTTGGGAAGGCTTGGTTGGAGGTGGCAAAAGCTACACTACAAAATTTAAACTTGATGTTATAGAATATATGGAAACAAATGGTCTTTCTATCCAAGAAACTGCTAAAAAATTTAATATCGGTTCAAATAGAACTCTAAGTAAATGGATAGAGCAATATGAAGAAGGCGGTGCTTCTTCACTTGAGAGCCAAAAAAGGGGCAGAAAAATTAGTATGAATTCCAAGCTAAACATTCCTAAAAAACTTAAAGATGAGTCTCTTGAAGAAGAAGTTATTCGTTTAAGAGCAGAGAACGCATATTTAAAAAAGTTAGAAACCTTGATTCAAGAACAAGATTTGAGCAAGAAGAAATCAAGGTTAAAACAATCCTTCAGCTCAAAAAAGAATTTAAATTGAATCTATTACTTTCAATTGCACAATTAGCGAAGTCAACTTATTATTACTGGGTAAAAAAATTAGATAAGCCAGATAAATATAGCAAGATAAAGCAAGAAATTACAGCGATTGTAAAAGAATCAAGAAACTCTTATGGTTATCGTAGAGTCACTTTAGCGTTAAAGATGAAAGGATATACAATCAATCATAAAACAGTTAGAAAATTAATGGCCCAAATGGGACTTACCTGTCAAATCCGAATAAAGCGATATAAATCTTATAAAGGAACAGTAGGAAAAATTGCCAAGAATGTGTTAAAACGAAATTTTTCAGTAGATACACCCAATAAAAAATGGGTGACAGACGTCACTGAATTCAAGATAAAAGGAAGAAAAATCTATCTATCTCCTATACTTGATTTATTTAACGGAGAAATAATTAGTTATAGTATATCAACTAGTCCAACATATAAACTGATTGAAGAAATGCTTCAACAAGCAATTAAAAAAAAGGGAACTGAGGGTTCACTGATTCTACATTCAGATCAAGGATGGCAGTATCAGATGCCACAATATCAAAAAAAATTAAAAGAGAATAACATTATTCAAAGCATGTCTAGAAAAGGAAATTGCTTAGATAATTCTGTAATAGAAAATTTTTTTGGTGTGCTTAAATCAGAGTTTTTTTATCGAGAAAAATTCCGATCAATTGAGATATTTCAAAGTAAATTAAATGAGTATATTAGGTGGTATAATAACAAAAGGATAAAACTAAAGTTAAATGGACTATCTCCAGTAGAATATCGGAAACAGTCCATTAAATAGTTCAACTTTTGGGGTTCAGTTCAATGAGGGGCGGTACATATATAAATTAGCGCATATTATTAGCTAATTTGTAATCAAAAGCGTAAAAGTCAAGTCCACAATCTTGTGTAAAAGTTCAACCTCATCAAAAGCACAATGTTTTGCGTTGTGAACCTAACTGCCATGCCTTTCTTTCTGAGGAGAGAGGTCAGGAGCAGTAGCGCAGCGACTCTTGATGTCTCTCCTCAGAAAGAAGAGACTCGCACAGGTTCATGGTGCTAAATGTTATTCGAATTAAATTCTAAATATTTTCGTGGAGAAGCCAGCCACTCAGTGTCTTTTTCCATCAAAAGTGTTCCAATTATCCGAGTGATGGAATTGATATTTGGAAAAATCCGAATCACTCGTTCTCTCCGGCGAATCTCTTCGTTCAACCGTTCCAACACATTGGTTGTACGAATCCTTCGGCGGATATTTTCAGGAAAAGACAAAATTTGAATAGCATCTTCAAAGCCGTTTTCTAAAATGTCGCAAGCAGCACTTAATTTTGAATCACAACCATATTTTTCCAAGAAGTGCTCTTTTCTTTCACGTGTCAATTCAAGTTCAGAGGCTTTAAAGATACTCTTCAACTCGTCTTTTACATCAGAAGAAACTTTCTTTGGCAGCTTATCAAAAATATTTCTCAAAAAGTGGGCTTGGCATCTTTGCCAGCTCGCACCTAAAAAGTTCTTGCGAACAGCCTTAACTAACCCTTTGTGTGCATCAGAAATGACCAGTTTTACACCGAACAAACCTCGTTGAACGAACGATTGAAAAACGGTATCCCAATTATCTTCCGATTCGCCGTCTTGAACATCAAAACCAAGAATCGTACGTCGTCCATCAGAATCAATGCCGATACCAATATATACACCTTTTGAGACAATACGATGATTTTCCCTTACTTTCATATACAGGGCATCACACATGAAAAATGGATATTCCGAGCCTTCTAGGCTCCGGTTTCTCCACTCAAAAACAAATGGATCCAACTGTTTCATCAGATTTGAAACGAATGATTTAGAAACAGTCGCACCATCCGTTAGCAGTTCAACTGTTTTAGTTACTTTGCGAGTGGAGACACCAGAAATGACCATTTCAATCATGGCAGCGATCAAAGCTTTTTCGCTTCGCTGATATCTTTCAAAGATAGTAGGACTAAACTTACCGTCTCTGGTTCGTGGAACATGAAGTTCTAACGTACCAATTCGAGTTGTAAACGAACGATCGTAGTAACCATTTCTTTGTGATTGCCGTTCTTCTGAACGTTCATAGGCATTTGCCTGAATATATTGATTTCGTTGTTCTTCCATCAGCTGATTAAACATGATAGTCATAAGTGTTTTTGCGGTATCATTCGCACCGCTTTCGTTTATAATTGCTTGAATTTCTTCGCTTTCAAAAGTAAAATGTACTTGAGTCATTGATATCAGTCCTATTCGAGTATGTTTTCTGCAAAAAACATTGTACTCCTAACTGAGATCAATGGCTTTTTTGATGCTTCACTTTTACACAATTATATGGACGTAATCAGCGTAAACTAGTTTGGTAATACAATTGTAATTTATTTTCAGTATTTAAACATTTCTACCTTATTACATTATGTTAACTAAATTGCTTATAAAATAAGCTAATTTTTATTGACAAGCAGGATGTACTATAGTTAAACTTAAAATAAGATACAAATATATATAATATGCTTATACATATAGTAATATTTACTAATATTGAAACAGGTGGTTTAGTGAGATGGACATTAAGTGGTTGGTTCAACAAAATGATAGCAATTTAGAATTGGCGATTAAATATCTCGAAGAAACTATCTTTGAAGATGAACATCTTACAGATAATTTTTTACAAGTATTAAAATATCTTGAAATTTACTCTGTTAAAAAAAATAAATTAATTGGTGAAAATGATTCTCCAATAAAAACACCTATTGAGCTAAGCTTAAGAAATCGGATGGGAATACTCCAAAGATCGGAAATAGTAAAAGAACTTTTTTATCATAAATTTAGTTATGAAATAAGACTAGATGATACTTATGAGCATTATAGAATTGTTTTTTTCGTATACAATTCTATAGAAGATGCTACTGCGACTACTGCATTAACATTCGGTTTTACGAAAAATGGAACAATCAATTCGGATAAAACCCGTCAAGCTGCTACAGAAAGTGATGATATATGTAAGAAAGTATGCAATGGGGAAGAGAATTACTGGATAGGGGAGGAAAAGTTGAATGAAATCTATTAATGATTTATTAAAAAAACATCCTGATTTATATAAAAAATTAAATTCTGAACAAAGAAACCTGTCCAAACAATTACTTAAAATAAGATTAAAAAAACAAAAAAACGTGACAGAATTCTCAAAAATGTTAGGAATAAGTGAAAAAAAATATCTTGAATTTGAGTTCGGAGATATGCATATTCCTGTTGCAGAGTACAATAAACTTTTGAAACAAGTTGAAAATTTGTCCTATAAAGATTCAATGAATTTCACTATTAAGGTTGCTGGCGGCCCTATTAAATATGACCGTATTGAAAATAAACCTTATATTCGGAATAAAAGTTACTCAGTATTTAAAAGTAGAAAGAGAAAAGAAGTATCGTCAAATATGGTCTATGCTAGTGTTAATTACCAAGATACGAGCCGCTATATTGTAGAAAAAGAGGTATATGTACATGGATAAAGGAAATAGTGTTACTTTTGCACTTGAAAATATTAGTTTGAATAAAATTCATTTTGAATTAACTGATAATTTTAGTTATGGAGATTTAGAGTTTAATATTGAACTTGGATATAAAGAAGACGAAGCAGAGTATCTAGAAAAAAAACTTGTTTCTTTACGAGCTCACATTGTAGGGGGGATGGAAGGAGCACCGGTAGATATTTTACTCTTTTCAGTTATTCGTGTTTCTACAAATGAACAGCCATATAAAAAATTAGTAGAAGAATCTATGGGAGAGCTAGCTAAACCTATCCTGAATAAAGCTTCTAATTTGATTTCTAATTTATATAGCGAAGTAGGAGTTATGCCTACAGTTATTGATTTATATCAGCTATATAGTCAACAAAAATAAAATACAAGTAATAGAGTTATCTATTTAAATTTGCAAGACAAAGACCTCAACCAGTCATCCTTGGTTGAGGCTTTTTGGCTCTTTGTCAATAAGGACTGATGAGTTGTGCAAAATCAAATCTGAGTCAGAATGAACCACATTCTGGCTCAGATTTTTTGTTATCTTACATTGATTAATTGATTGATCAAAAAGATTCTAATTCTCATGTTCTCAAATGATTTAAATCCGTAGGATACTCGTTTCATTGTCTTTATGTGGGTATTCTTCGCTTCTATTTTTCCATTGGAATAAGGATAGATCATTGCGTTGGTGATGCCTTCTTCATAGGTCAGAAGGTTTTGAAGCTTTTCCCGAAAGCTGTCATCTAACGTTTCGGGAAGTTCTGCCAATAAGGAGAAAAATAAGTCAGGGTCTTTGTCTCGAAAGGCTTCAACTAATTCATGAAAAAAGGGATACGCCTCCTTTAGGGGCGGAGAAAACTCAAGCAATCGATCAATCATCATTGCTTCAGTAAGAAATGGGTATTTTGGTGCTCGGAAACTTTTCCATGTTTTGTATTCATAATGGTTGATGTTTGCACGATTTTTTAGCAAAAAGCGCCAGTTCTTTTTCAGTTTTTCTGCCTGGCTTTTCTGTCCGGCTTTACGAAGTTCATTCATTTCACGGATACGCAACTCATTGAACGCTTGATTCATGTGTTTGACAATATGAAACCGATCAATCACGACTTTCGCATTTGGCAGAACACGTTTGGTGAGCTGGAAGTAGGCGGCGTTCATGTCTGTCACCAAGAATTCTACTTCTTCTGGATTGGTACAACCTAAGAAATAGCTTGTTAATCGAGGTAATTTACGCGTAGGCAAAACATCTATTAATTTTCCTGTTTCGCCATCCGCGCAAATAAAGCTCATCTTATCTTCTATGGAAGCATGCGAACGAAATTCGTCAACCATCAATACTCTGGGGAGGATCTTCTTAGATTGCTTTGGTAAATAGCTTTTAAACTCTTTCAATGTACGAATAACGGTGGTCAAAGATACCTGACAGCTTTTCGCAATAAAAGATAAAGATACTTTTTCAGTCAGTAAAGAAGCAATTTTATATCTAACATGATTTGCGATTGAATGTCTGGGTTGGACAAAATAACTTTGAGCCGTCCAATGGGTGCGACAGTTTTTACAGGTATAGCGTTGCTTTTTTAGGCGCATAACCAAAGGCATATGATTGTATTGTTCAAAACGGACAATCGTTTCCTTTTTTCCATTTTTCACTATAATTGCTTTCCCGTTTCCATCTACCACAGTAGAACCACAACTTCTACAAGCACGAGGAGTAGGCGAGAGAACAGCATCGACGACCAACGTCTTTTTCTTCTGAAGGGTCTCGTAAGAGACCTCTGTAATCATCAAATCTTTCTCTGTTATTCTCAGCATTTTTTTGATAGAATCATTCATATAGCGTATCGTCCTCTCAGTTGTTTATTTTGTGGTGATTTAATCATACTAGAGAACGATATGTTTTTTAATACCTAAAATGAAAATGGGGCTGAAGAATCAATTCTGATTCATCAGTCCCATAAATTATAGAGCCGGCTTTTTTGCTCTGTAATTAACTCGTATAGATCCTGCAAGATAGTTTGTTTCTGAATAAATGATTGATATGAAGTATTTAGATGACTGTATTGACAACTATAAAAATCATTCGATAAAATAGTGATGTTATCGCATATCTTCACTATCACCCATAATAGTCACACTCCAAGCTATGCGATAACAGGATTGTTGCCACACCTTCTACTGGTTGATTGTTTATGGCTTTATGTGGCAACAACCTGTACTCTTAGCTCAGTTGGTCAGAGCAGACGGCTCATAACCGTCCGGTCGTAGGTTCGAGTCCTACAGGGTACATAATTTAATCTATTTGATAAAAAATAAAATTCAATAATGGTATAATAAAATGTCGGCTCGTCGCTTCCACAGAGATTTTCGTGGGAGGAGGTGTATGATTTGTTTGAATTCACTTTGGAGCACGTGCTCTTGCCATTGTTAATTGGTTTAACTTTGGCATTATTTAGTCATTGGCTAGATAAACATTAGAGCCGACAATGGCGCTTACTGTTTCGCAGCGGTAAGCGTCTTTTTTTGAAAAAGAAAAAAACACAACGTATTCGCAGGTACGTTGTGTTTATGGTGTATATTTGTTTAAATTCACTTTCAATTATTATTATACTTGTTAAATAAATTGTGTCAATATAAAAGATATTTTTATACGTGTACTAACCTATATTATCCTTCCGGAATATATAAGTTAGTACACATAAATTATATAAGGAAATTTACTGTTATATTGCCATCTGGAAATACTATTATGTTATCGATAATTGAACGCCATAATGCATTTTTTTCTTCTTCCGAAGATTCTTTATAAATTTCATCGAATTCTTTTGATAGAATAAATTCGACATTTTTTATATCTATTTTAGCTGGCTCTACTTCAATTTCATTTAATTCTTTCATTAAAGCTTCTCGATCTTTTTTGTATTCCTCTAAGTCTATAACTTCATTCAAGTAGGCTTTCTTCAATCTATCTAATTTATTCTCAATATTTTTCTTACTATTTTTCTTTTTAATAATCTTTGGTTGTTTTTTTGAATAGTTTATTTGTATTTGTTCAAATTTTTGTTTAGTAGCTTCAAAAATATAACGTTCTAAATTTTTTTCGTAAAAAGCGCGCTTATTTGTGCAACGTAATTTATTATTTCTTCGTTTTACACATCTATAACAAGTCCTTTCGTATATAGATTCTGTACCGTCTTTTTTCTTATATCTTGCTTTAATAGTTTGACCAGCTACTGATCCCTGACAGTCAGAACATTTTAATAAACCTTTAAAAATGTAATCACGTTTTGCATTTGTTTTTAAATTTTTAGGTAAGGCTTTTTGAACAGCATAAAAAAGTTTTTTATCAATAATAGGAGGACAGTAATTTTTATTATTTCTTAATTCACCAATGTATTTTTTGTTCGTCAACATATTTTTAACACTTTGATAATCTCTAACGATTCCATACTGAGAGCCTAAATAATAAACAGTTTTTCTTAAACTACCACTAGAAAGAAAGTAGTTGAATATATCTATCACGATAGGAGCATCATCATTTATTACTAATTTCTTATTTTCTATAGAGTAGCCTAACGGAGTTTTCCCGCTTACTACTTCACCTTGTGCAATTTTATTTGCCATAACAGCTTTGATGCGTTCTGAATCAATTTGGGCTTCCAATTCAGCAAAACTCATTACTTGTGCAATGAAAGTTCTGCCATACGCTGTAGTTGTATCATAATATTGTTGAGAAACAGCATTCCAAGAAACATTGTGTTTTTCTAAAATTTCTTGAGTGTTTAAATAATGTCGTAGATTTCTAAACCATCTATCTAATTTTGTAAATAAAATTAGATCTATTTTATTTTCTTTTACATCTTGTAATAGTTTTTGAAATTTAACTTTCTTTCAAGTTCTGCCAACGTCATTGAACGTTCTTTTAATAAGATTTTTATACGGTCTAATAGCATAGGATATGCATTCCTTTCAAAATACCGACAAAAAAAGTATTTTTCTGCAAATTATCTATTTACAAATAGAGAATTTGCAGTTATACTAGTTTTGTAAGCAAGATATTTACGGCATACAAAGACTAAAAGCAATAAACTAATAGTCTCCCCAGACATCAGTAAGCTCGCTTTTTGTGCGCTGTATTTTGTATGCTTACATAATAGCATATTTGCAGTTTTTGTCAAACTTATTAGACAAAAATATTAGAAAATATTCGATAAGGGGGTATGAAGCATGACTTTAAAACAGCAAGTATTAATTGCTTTAGTAAAGAAAGGTTGGAGTCAAAGAGAGTTAGCTCGACGAATGGGTATATCAATTACTTATTTACGAGATATCTTCATCGAAAAAAGAAAACCTAAGGAACGTTTAAAACAAATCGAAGAACTTTTGGATATCAAGTTAGAAGTAGATTCTAATGATCAGCCATCAGAACAGGAGGCGTAAAAATGGTACAACGTTTGAGCAAAGCGGAGTTTAAAGAGAAATATAAGTATTCTGAAAGTACTTATCAAAGAAGAATGAAGGAATTTAAAAAATCACGTTTTAGTGAGGGGTATAACGCAGTTACTTCCAAAGAAATAACAATTGATGTCGATTTATATGAACAGTTTAGAACATGGCGTTCTAAAAATCGATTTAGAGTTAGAGCTGTTTGTTAATAGCTAAAAAATCTAAATTCACCACTTCTGAAAAGAGGAGTTGCTGCTCTCCTTTCAAGTTTGCCAAAGTCCACGTTTTTCCATTTTGGCAACTCCTCTTCTTGGAGGTGGTGACGGCGAGAGACGAAGGAGGGATGACATGAAGGAAGAATCAAAAATAGGGATTTTGAATGAGAACAATTACACAAGATTAATTATTGAAACAGAAGAAGGGAAAAAAGTAGCAGAAGTTACATTGACCGATGCAACTCCTGCTGACGGTTATCGTATTCGATTAACTCCTAAATATGATTAACCTTTTGGTGGGTGTGGATCGTTTCCGTGACTATCACGGCTTTGAATTTTTCCATCTCTGCCATGAATAAATAGCTCAGATCCTTGATTTTTAGAAATCTCTCTAGCGATTTTTACTGCTTCTGATTTTGTATTAGTATGTGCAGTCGCTTTAGAATTTCCAGCACCTTTGACATTCCAACCACCATTGGAATTAGGTACAACATGTTGATTTTTTCCCATAGTTTTCACCTCCATTTCTATAGAAATATTTTATCAAATAGAAATGGAGAAATTCAATAAACGAAAGGAGGGATCAAATGACATTACAAGAGCATCAACACTTGATGCGAAAACTAAATCAGGAATACCACGAGGAAATGAAACCTAGATTGCTAGGGGAACAATGGCGTGAACGCCAGAAGAAGTGGTTAGAAATAAAAAAGTGACTCAGCCGTCCAAAGCAATGAGTCACAAACCAAAAATTATACCTAAGGAGATTTTATCACATGAATAAGAAAATTGAAAATCTTATCGAAGAATTGAAACGTGAATGCCAAAAGCAAGGTGTTTCTATTATTTGTACAGCCCAAAAAGAAGGGGAACTTAAAAGTCTCGTTTATGGTGAGACAACAGAAATTTTACTTTGTCTTGCTATGCAAGAAGAACATTTAGATGAAAATCTCCCATTGTCAGCACATATTATGCGTAGAATTGCTGTGGATGCTTACGAACAAGCGAAAAATGAAGAAGAAAATCAACCTTCAAATCATACTTTTGTTATTAATAACAAGGAAGATTTAGCTGATGTGATGACTCGTATTCTCAAGGGGGAATTTCAATGATGAATGAAAAAACAATTGATCTACTCATTATTTTATTTTTCACGTTAGTGATTGTAGCGAAAAGTTATGTAATCTTTGGCTTGTTATTCGCAATTACCATGCTTGTGCTTTGCGTGTTAGCAAGCAGAAAAGAGGTTAAACATGAACGAGTTAGCAAATCTTGACAACTATTTAACTGATCCTGATTATGCTAAACCACCATATGAAGCGCCAATTGATGAGGAGGATGAAGATGAGTAAATCTACCTTAGAAATGAGCCATCAAGAATGGCTCGAAGACCGCAAAAGAGGTATTGGTGGCTCAGATGTTGCAACCGTACTTGGATTAAACAAATACAAATCTCCTTATCAATTGTGGCTTGAGAAAACGGGTCAAATTGAATTGAAAGATTTAGAAAGCGAACCAGCTTATTGGGGTAATGTTTTAGAAGAAGTGGTTGCTAAAGAGTTTCAGGAACGTACAGGCAAAAAAGTACGCAGAAGAAACCAAGTATTTGAACATCCATTACATCCATTTTTAAGAGCAAATATTGATCGGGAAGTAGTGGGAGAAAATGCCATTCTGGAATGTAAAACAGCCAATCAATTTCTCGGAAAAGAGTGGGAAGGTGAAGAGGTACCGCTTAGCTATCTCTGTCAAGTTCAGCATTACATGAACGTTTTAAACAAAGACTATTGTTATATCGCTGTTTTGATCGGTGGACAAAAATTCATTTGGAAGCGGATTGAACGAGATCAAGAGCTGATCGATACAATCACTGAACAATTAGTAGAGTTTTGGGAAACGAACGTTCTTGGAGGTATCGAGCCTGTAATTGACGGAAGTGGAGCGACTGCTGACTTCTTAAAAGAAAAATATGCAGATGTAGAAGAAAATCAAACAGCTCTACCATCACGTTTTGATGAACTTATCGAGCAAAAAAGAGAACTCAAGCGGACGAAAAAAGAAATTGAATCATCTATTCGTCAAGTAGACAACGAGATCATCAGTGAGCTAGGTAAACGTGAAGCCAGTATCGGTATCACACAAAGAAACATTATCAGCTGGAAACTTGTTCGTACAAGACGGATGAACACGAAGAAACTAGCAGAGAAATATCCAGATGTCGCAAATGATGAAGAGATTTATAACGTTACTGAATCAAGAAGGCTAACCGAAAAGGAGATCAAATAATATGGCAACAAATGAATCGTTAAAAAATCAATTGGCAGAAAAGCCACAGAAACAAGTTGCACCAGGACAGTTAGGGCTTAAAGCTCTAATGAATACACCAACAATGAGAAAGAAATTTGAAGAAGTACTTCATGACAATGCTAATGCTTTTATGTCGAATGTTATGACTCTTGTATCTAATGACAGTTATCTTGCAGATAGTGAACCGATGTCTATCATGAGTGGTGCGTTAACTGCTGCAACATTAAATCTTGGGCTAGATAAGAATTTAGGTTATGCATATTTAGTTCCATTCAATAGTAAAAACAAGCAAACAGGAAAATGGGAAAAGAAAGCTCAATTCATGCTTGGCTATAAAGGATATATCCAATTAGCCCAACGATCAGGTAAATACAAAGCATTAAATGTGATCGAAGTTTACGAAGGAGAACTAAAAAGCTGGAACCGACTGACAGAAGAGTTTGAGTTTGATCCAAATGGTAGAACGTCTGATGAAGTCATTGGATATGTTGGCTATTTCGAGTTACTGAATGGATTCAAAAAAACTGTCTATTGGACCAAACAAGAAATCGAAGCTCATCGGATTGCTAACAATAAAGATCGCGATAAGACAAAGTTAAGTGGTGTGTGGGCATCTGATTACAATGCAATGGCACGAAAAACTGTTTTGAGAAATCTTCTTTCTAAATGGGGAATCTTGTCCATCGAAATGCAAGAAGCCACCACATCGGATGAGAGAGTCCAAAGGGTTCAAGAAGACGGCAGCATTATTGCTGAAACAGAAGTTGAAGAAGATATTCCTGAAAGAAAAGAAGCAGAGGTTATATCTGAAGAAAATGAAGATGTACAAACTGGATTATTTGATGCATCTAATCCGCCGTTAAACAAATAATGAGGGAGCTTTCTCCCTTGCTTTTCTAGAGGAGAAATACGAATGAACACAGGATATGTCAAATTACATCGAAAAGTGATGAATTCATTCGTTTGGACCAATCCTTATATGTATAAATTATGGAGCTTGTGTTTGATGAAAGCGAGTCATGAGAATCGCAAGATACTTTTTAATGGAAAAGAGATACAAGTGAACAGCGGAGAATTCGTCACAGGGCGCGATGCTATCACATCTGAGATGAACGAAGGCGTGAAACGTGAACATCAAGTGAACAGCGGTTCTGTATGGAGATGGCTAAAACAATTTGAAAAAAACGGAATGTTGAACATCAAATCAACTACGAAATACAGCGTTATATCAATAAAAAACTGGTCTTTGTACCAAAGCAGTGAACAACAAATGAACATCAAACGCACAACAAGTGAACAACAAGTGCACACAAACAAGAATGAAAAGAATTATAAGAATGAAAAGAATAATAAAACATCATCGTCGCAACCACGCAAAAAGCGTGTTTACGACACCGACTCAGTTTACTACATTCTCGCGGAGGAGTTATTCAAACAGATTTGTCAGAATCAGGAAATCAAAAAGCCGAATCTGCAAAGTTGGGCAGATAACATTCGGAAAATGATCGAGATCGACAAGCGGACCGAAAACCAGGTACGGGGAATGATTGAATGGAGTCAGCACAATGTGTTTTGGGCATCGAATATTTTATCTGCTAAAAAATTGCGAGAAAAATACGACACAATGGCAGCGCAAGCAAATCGTGATTATAAAACAAAACAAACTAAAACGCTTGAATACGAGAAATTTAGCACAGATGAGTTGCCTATTTGAGAGGAGGCGTAGGCATGGAAACTGTTGGGGAAATCATGGAAAAGCTGATACAGAAAGTGCTTGTCCAACGTGGCGAATGTCCTGAATGCGGACAGCCTTTGTATGGATGGCGTACGAAGAACCCTGATGGCTCAGAACGTTGTAAGCCAACCTGTATGCAATGTGGGTATAAAGCATTGCGAGTTCAGGAAGACTTACAAACAGAACGAATTTACAACGAGAGCCTGAAAGCAAGAGCAATCAATTTTTTCAAAGGTGGTTCTGTTGTGCCTAATCAAGCGTTGTTTGATTGCACATTGCAGAATTATCAAATTGTCGATCAAGAAACAAGACAAGCGGTTGAAGTAACCAAACGCTTTGTTAATTCAGTCTTGTTAGGAAATCCAAGTCACCTTGTTTTAACTGGAAAACAAGGAACAGGTAAAAGTCACCTAGCGATGGCAGCGGCTTGGGAAGTCTTGAAGCGATCAAACTACGATAAAAAAATCTTATTTATCGGGTTACAGGAAATGCTGGATCAAATCAAATTTTCGTACAACAATCCTGAACTCAGAAAAACGATTGAGGGATCGTTGATTGCAGATATCAAAACAGCGGATTTAGTCATCATTGATGATATCGGTTCAGAACTAGGAAAAGATGCATCAGATAGTCGAGCGTTTGGCATAAACACGCTAAATTCGTTCTTGGATGCACGACAGAACCTAGCAACGATTATCACAACGAACTTGCTTGGTGAAGAACTGAAAAAAGCTTACGGTACGAGAACAATATCAAGAATGTTTGTCAACTCTGATGGATTTACGATGGTATTTTCTCAAACAGCAGACAAGCGCATAAAACCAGTGAAAGGTAGTATCGCATGAATAAATACCGTAATAAAAAAACTGTTCATCGAGGTATCAAGTTTGATTCTATCGCGGAAGCAGAGTATTACGATCTAGCCTTGTGGCAAGCTGAAGCGAATGGTTGGAAAGTGAAGCTCCAGGAAAGGTTTGAGCTGATGCCGAAGTTTGAACTAGAGGGCAAGAAGTATCGCAAGATCGAGTATATTCCCGACTTCACATTTTACAAAAGCGGCAAGCTGGTCAAAGTCGTAGATGTTAAGGGGATGCAGACAAAAGACTTTAAGATCAAGGCAAAGTTGTTCTGTCATCAATATCAAGTGCCGTTGATATTAGCCAAAAAATATCGGAATACGTTCAAGGAAGAGCGTTTTTAACGAGGTGGTCCATCATGACAACAGAAGAAGTGATTCAAATGCGAATTCGAAGCCTTCGGCGTGAGATTGACGATCTGGAACGAACAAAGGCAGTGATGGTCAATGAAACGGCTAGAAAGGCAATCGATTTGCACATAGAGAATTTAAGAAGGGAAATCCGTAGATTGGAGGAATGAGCGTGGATAAGGAAGCGGCTTGGCGAAAATTAATGTTGCTGATTCAAGATGAGAACTGGCAAGAAGATGAAGCAGTGGTTGCTGAAGTTCAGCGTCTAGGAAAGATTGCTAACGGACGTATACGAAAAAAGCCAGACAAAAGAAAACAGCGCAAAGGGAAAATCGTCGTTGTTTTACACGAAGGCAAAATTTTGATGCAAGGAACAGCTAGTGAGCTGTCTGCAGAAACTGGATATACGCGTGGGACTATTCGAACGTACGCTTGGCGAAATCACACCGATCGAAAAGGGCACGAATATAAGTATTTGGAGGAAGAAAAATGAACGAAAACAAATTAATCAAATTGGGTGTAGCAGGAGCAGTAATCGTAGGTATTGGAGTTATCGGAGGATTTAAGTTCTTCGAAAAAATCGATAATGGATATGTGGGTGTGCGCTATTCAATGAACGGCGGTATCAAAGATGAAGCACTGACGCAAGGTGTGAAATTTGTAGGGATTGACAAAGTGATCCAATATCCAATTCGCTTGCAAACTATCCAATCAAAAAATATTTCAGTATCTACAAGCGACGGCAAAAAGACAACGATTGATATCAAATATGACTACAAAGTTGATTCAACTAAAGCAGCAAAAATGTACAAGGAATTTGGGAATATCACTTCGGAAGATATCGAAAGTGGATGGTTAAAATCTAAGCTTCAAAAGGTCGCTCGTGAAGTTTATGCGAAATATAGTCTGCTTGATGTCCTTTCAGGAGATTCCTCTAAAGTTGAAGCTGAGGTATTAACGAACTTTGCTAAATCAGTTGAATCTAAAGGGTTTGAAGTCGAAGACGTAACACTTGGTGTTCCAGATGTCGATAAAGAAACACAAAAATCAATCGATGCGATCATTCGAGCTGGTCAAGAAAATGAAAAAGCGAAGCTAGACGCAGAAACTGCAAAAACTCAAGCTGATAGTGAAGCTTACAAGAAAACAAAAGCTGCAGAAGCAGAGGCAGAATCTAATCGCAAAGTCGCCGAATCAGTAACAGACAATTTGATTCGTTATGAAGAAGCTCAAGCTCGCAAAAAGCATGGATGGGTAACAGTAAATGGAGCAGATACTGTAGTTACGGATGAAGCAGGCAAATAATATGGGATTCTTTATGGCTAAAATTCTCTTGTTCTTAGGTTTAGTAGGAGCAGCATATCTCGTGTATGCGCTCCTTTCCCAAACTGATGACAAAGAAGATGACAACAACGATGAAATGAAATTTTAGGAGGAGAAATAATGGACGAACTAATCACAAAAGTAGAGCAGTGGGCTAAAGACAAGGGACTGGATCAAGCAGATCCAAAAGCACAGTTTTTGAAAGTAGCTGAGGAATTCGGGGAAATAGCTTCGGCGATGGCAAGAAGTAATGATGAACTATTTAAAGATAGCGTAGGAGACGTTATCGTCACGCTGATTATCCTTTCCATGCAAAAAGGGACAAACGTACAAGAGTGTTTAGAAATGGCATACAACGAAATCAAAGGACGCACAGGGAAAATGGTAGATGGTGTATTCGTGAAGTCGAGTGATTTGGAGGATGTGAAATGAAATACGAAATACCACTAAGTGAAGCGGGCATTCAAGCAATTATCAATGGTCGGGAGGTTAACATAGAACTTCCTGATGGTACTGAATTAGTCATCAGACAAAGTTATTTGAAAGATATGGCAGCTCCAGTATTAATTGATCGTTTTAACGTGACTGATTCTGTGGTAGAGAACCACTTAAAAGAATTTCGATCAAGTATAGACGACACTTTCAGATTAGGGAGTTGATTGACAATGAACAACAGACATCGCAGAATAACAAAACTAAGAAAACAGGAACTGAATGTACTAAAGACAAAGTTTGAAAAAGAATATGGAATTTCAGCAGAAGAAACATATAAAGTGGCAAGTCAGTTTGTTGCTGATGCAAGTGATGCTATTCGTAAGTTTGGGATTTCGATATTAAATGATGATCGTAAATGGGAGGAAATGAGATGAAACTAAAAGACGGATTTTACGCTAGTAGTCACGGCATCGGCGGTTTAATGCTAGATATGCCGACAAAGAACCCTAAAACACGTAAGAAACCAAAAGTCAAAGTCGGTGACATGGTTCGCTGTGAAGCAGAAGAGTTCATTTATCCGTTTCGTGGATATGTAGAACACGTCTATAATCACTCAGCGATCATTCGTATTGAAAACACAATGGAATGCGATAAGTGGTTAGCGAAAAGCAAAGAGAATTTAGCTGTAGCGAGATTGGTGGATATGGAGGTTATAAACAATGAAGTTTAAAATCTTTGAAGAGGACACTCGTTATAAATTAGAAAAAGAATTAAACGATTTTGCGAAAAACAATGAGATTCAGCATATATCTTTAGCAACTTCTAAGAGAGGTTATGCAAATTACTATGCAGCTGTTGTGAGCTATGTAAGTCGAGAAGTGTAACTCGGCAAATAAAAAAAGCCGGATCGCTCCGACTGATTCAATAAATCCAACACATTTATTATATCACATAAAGGAGCGGTTTGACTTGATGCAATTGTTACGAGAGGTAGATTTCAAACAGACAAGATGTAATGCGAGAGATGTGCTGAAGAACTTTCGGCGTTTGGAGCGGATGGCAGGTCGCTCTTTGATAGATATTAAGTCGCCGATTATTACGGATATGCCGAAGGCACCGAAGCACGGCAATAAGGCAGAAGACGCGATCATTCAAATGATGGATATAGAAGCGGAGAGAGACGCGATTCTAGTGGCTTTGATGGCTCTTAGTCTGATTAGTCGTCAGATACTCTACTACAGCTTCTGTGTGCCAGACAGCTTCTCAAACTACAGAATTAGCCGTGAAGTGGGTTATTCAGAAAGAAGTATACAACGGATGAAATCGGAAGCTCTAATAGAGTTTGCAGAAGCATATAAACACGGAAGAATAATTGCTTATAAATAGGGGGACCATATAATGTGGAAAGATTATGTATCGTTGAAAGAGTTGAAAAAAGATCTTGTTTTCAAAAGAATTGTAGAATGGTCAGAGAGTGAATTAATTTTAGAAGATGGAACCAAAATGGAAGTTGTATGTAGCGAATCAGATTGCTGCGCATGGGCCGAAGGTGAATTCAAAAATGTAAAGCTTGATGCAGTGATTACAGATATAAAGATTTTTGATAAAGGTAACCGTCTCTATAATGGTGACGGACATACCTCTTATGCTGAAGTCGTTGTTTATCATAATCGTAATGAGATCGCTAAAGCAGAATGCACAGCGAATGATGGGAATGGCGGCTACTATTATAGTGTTTGTGCTTTAAAGGTCAAAGACAAACTTTGTATAGTGACTGACGCATAAAAAAATGGCGGTTTTTTGGCGGAATGATGGCGGTTTTTAGCCATTTATCAGTGATATTATGGTAGTGTCGAAAGATTAGTGATAGGTCTGAGACAAAATAATAATAAAAGGAACATCGTTTTATTATTGTTTCACAATTAAGCTTCGATAGACAGCAGCGGAAATATTAAGAATAAGGATGTGAATTTTAACTCCTTCTAAATTGTTCTTATTATCTATCATCCGTTGCTGTCTATTGTTACATACAGATCGCTTAGGCGGTCTTTTTATTTTGGCCGAAAACCTACATTTTCGATGGCCGATTATTGGAGGAGGAATAGCATGTTCAAACTATCTGAAATCATTAAGAAGTCCGACGTTGAGAAATTAGAGATGTTAAAAAAGAAGTTGAAGAAATAGCAGTCTCTTCGTGAGGCTGTTTTATTTTGCGTAAAGGAGGCACGACGATGTATAGACCACAATACTTAGAACAGAAGCATGAAGTAATCACTGTGCAAAACGGTAACGGTGAGATAGTACGAAAGTATAGAAGACCAATAAAGAGCGATACATATAAACGGAAGGAAAGCAATGAAGTTATTCCATTGTATGGCAAAAGAATAGCTAAGTATTAAATAAGATTGCGAAAGGAGATGGGACATGACCGAGGAATTCTATAGATGGTTATTACAGTTGATAAGAGAAGATCGTTTGGTTAAGTTCTATCAGTCTCCTAAATGGCGCAGGCTTAGAGAGAAAGCGATGAAACGAGATCACTATGAATGCCAAGAGTGTAGAAGACTAGGTAAGTATCATAGAGTAGAGAACGTTCATCATATAAAGGAAGTCAAGGATAGACCTGACTTAGCTTTAGATTTAGATAATCTTATTTGTTTATGTGTTGAACATCATAATGAAGTTCATGGCAGATATCTTACAGCGTTAGATAAACAAGAGAAGAAGATAGAAAGCTTCGCTAACTTCGATGCAAGTGAAAGGTGGTAAGTGCATGATCATCAATGACAATGGCAGAGAGTATGATACAGAAAAGATTGAAGAGTATTCATCTTATACTCAGGGATTAATTAAACGTTTGATATACGTTCGCTATGTAGGTATTAGGGATCTGTTATCAGATAACTGTTGTAGTAAATACAAAGTGAATCAAGTAAGAGAAGCGTTGAATAAAGATAATAACGTCGAAAGAATAAAAAATGTTTTTGGATATAGTATTGAAGAGATTAATTATTACATTGACTTCGCTGAAGCTTTCATTCCGATGGTGAGATAACCCCCCCTTAAAAT